TGTCAAAATTATATACGAAGGCAGGCACTTCCCAGTGGTCCACTGTTACAATAGGGTTTAACCAGAGACGAGGATGCCTTGTATCAGTGACTACAATAGTGGGATACCTATTCTGCTTTGCAATCAATAGTGGTCGTTTATCATACTTACGAGCCTCCCTAACCACTATCTTCCAGAAGGTAATCAACCCACCTGTCTTGTTTACAATGGAACGGCCTATCTGCAAATCCTGATAGTGCTTACATTCAACAAAGGTCTTTTCACAGAATTCGTACGCACCTTCCCCTATCGCACTCAGATCTCCAGATTGTGTTAAGTTTATCTTGTCTTTTCTATATTGTAAGGTAGCGAGACCCCCACTCATAGCACTGCGCCACAAGAGATCGTCTCGCTTACCCTCCGATAACCAAAGGGACAACCTTCGAGAGACTTCACGCTCGAAAGCTGCCCCTTTACCTTTACCGGAACCTGCCTTCATTTAGAACGGCGACTTCGTGAGGGTGCGACCCCTACTCAGCACACCACCGGTACCACCGCTGGGGGTGAAATTCTCGTCCACCCACCAATAAGTGCCTCCGTCATCACCGTTATTGGGTGGGACATTGCGAAGGCGACTGTCAACATTCAATGCGGTGTCGTAATTGACAATCATCCCATCATCCCAATCCTCAACCAGAGCAACATAAGTCTGGTCTACACGATTGCGACGCTGCAGGTTGACTAGCCAATTGAAATTGCCCTCGTCGATAGCCCAGCTATAAGAGCTTTTCTTTACGACGAGAACAACGCAACAACCGCGACGGTCTTCAAGGTAACGAATGTGGCTCCTAGGATCAAGGCCGTGCTCTTCCTTTACTGCACGACTGAACTTGTCATAGGCCCATAGATCATCTAGACGACGCTTCTCCATCTATTCCTCCTTCACTTCGAAAAACACGCAGACACCACGTAAGTTCCTACATACAATCCACCTCCTATTGCTCCCACGATCAAAATTCCAATAAAGAAATACAAGTAATTATATCTGGATCCTAAGTCAGCTTCAACCAGGGACCCTGCCGCGTAAATATATCTGGTTGTTCTACCTTGGTCACTCACTCTCGCCTCTTTGGTTTGCGATTTATCTTAAACTTCTCTTCAACTTCGTGCCATAATTGAATAGTCTCTTTCTTTAATTCTGGTTCAAGTCCCTCTTCTTCGACTATTCTAATAGATTTATCAAGACCAGTATGCAACCTTCTTTCACCAATATTATACGTTTGGGAGCCCACTATCGACTTATTGTAGATTAAATTAGCGCGGATGTCGTCTATGCCAAAGTCGTACATGATATACAATGGTGCTGTACGGAATGGAACATCCAGGCTGCTCTTATATACTTCAACTGAAGTTTCAACACCTACAACCCGCTTAAACTTACTCTTGCCAATATCTTTTTCAATCCCAATCTTTTTTGGTGTATGACAACGCAACCTCAGACTTGAATAAAAGCCAATGGAGACCCCACCGGGACTGGTATACTTTTCGGCAAAGGGGTTTGTATCAATATTTTGCCTAACCTGATTAGAACAAACCATCAATAGGTTACGCTGCGTCAGGATTCGACACGTTTTCCGGCATTCTTCACTAAATTCTTTTGCTCTACGCATCCCGTATTTATCTGCATCCTCCATTTCCATCTTAGTTGATAGCGCTGCAAGCGAGTCCGCAAAGACACCATTAATCGTGCCATTCTCGGACTCAGGATTCCAACTTCTGACTGGCTCAAATAATTCAGGCACCGTATCAGGTTGCTTGTAGTCGCAATCTTCAACCTTAAACCCAAACAACTTAGCGAACTGCGCATTTAGTCTAGCCTCCGGATCACGAAACATTACCCTACCACCCTTGCGTTGCACAGCGCCCGCAAGTTCACACAGCATCACAGTCTTGCCACAACTGGAAGGACCAAAGATCTCAACCAGGATCCCACCCGGTAGGCCGCCTTCTTTAAAGCGACCACCGGAGATTGCCATATCAAGCAAAGTAGATCCTGTGGAGATAACGTGCTCAGTACCTGCTAAGGGGGAACGCCTTACAAGAGGCTTCTTTAATCTAGCTTCGACTTGTTGTGCAAGATCAGGTGATGCTGTCATTATGCTGCTTTTCCACTCGCATTGTAGCAATCAGTCCAAACTGGACAATCTTCGCACTGATCGTGCTTATCACATTCCTCACCAAATACAAATCCGTGGGGACAAGTACCAGCTTCAGCTGGGGCCGCTACCTTAGCAGGACGAGCAGCAGGCGGAGGCGCTCCACGTGTTAGAGGCTTTGCTGCGGGCTTTTCTGCAGGTTTCGCTACCGGTGTAGGCCTACGGTAAACAGAAGGCGTACGTGTCTCCTCTTCGGGCTCTTCGGGCTCTTCTTCCGGTTCCTCTTCCTCTTCAGGTTCAACAATCTTTGGTACAACAACAGTCCTTACTGGTGTAGTGCGCGCGGGAGCGGTACGCGCAGAAACGCGAGTAACTTGAATGACTGGTGCTGACTCATCCTCCTCCTCGTCATCCCCACCTTCAAGGAACATCTTTTGGATTTCCTTGTAATCCTTAATCGCAATAACCTCATCAAGTGAGGGCAAAGCATCAATAGTGGCATCATCGTAAGCATACCCACGCTGTTCAAAATCAATGCGCGAGGTTTCCGCAAACGTGTTCCCACCAAGCTTCTCTTCAGAGAATCGAATCTTTAGTGTCAACCCATTAGCAGGGTGAGGAAAATCCCCAAGCTCATCAGGGTTTTCCTCAATCTCATTATTCAACTTGGCTTGAAACAGAAAGTCTGATATATCCCAAAGATGCGGTTTCTCTTCAAACTTCTTGTTATCCTTGGGAATAATCAAATAAAGCGACCGCGAACTGGGACGGGCATTCTTTACCGCGTCATCCTTCCAATCCACACCATCAGAAAGAAGTTTTGACCGATACTCGCAAATCGGACACTTCTTCCCAATACTTGTGGGGCAGACAACCGATGACTTATCAGCACCAACATTACGATGCAACTTGTAAGGGCGACGGTACCAAAGACCACCCTTTTCAGCACTACCCGTTGTCTCATCCTTATCTGGATGGTTGGGGTCTGTGACAACATAAGACATAATATCGATAGAAATGCGGGAACCGGGCTCTTCCTTGAAGACCGTAAATCCTCGCGGGATGGATAAATGACCGTAATTTGCTGCCTTGTTACGCTGTTGAGTAGAGTTAAAGACAATCTTGTCCTTGAAACTCGTGAATCGACTCTTTGCCATTTGCTCTTTTCCTCCGCGTGTAGGACAGATAAGATATTGTACCGGCGGCCCACCCAGATGCTGCGCACTTAGCCAATACAAAAACATAGAAAGGCAAGGCAGCTAACCCCACAACCACGACTGCGATTGCAAATTCCAATCAATTTCTCCTCTGTAGTCTAATAGAGCGATTAACTCGCTTTTGCCTCTCTTCGGACAGATTATGCGGAACTGAGGGTCCTGCAAAGTAACTTTGCGAATGTAATCTAATTAAACTCTCTAACATATTCTTTCTGTGTTCAAATGACTTAACAACTCCAGTGGCTACCTCATATTGATACTTCTTTTCAATATAATCCCGGTTAACTGCGTCATATTCATCATTTGTAATGATCACAGAGGAAATTGCTCCTTCTGTTATACGATCTCCAAGCCCGTGTGCTCGTGGATCTTCTCTTACCTCCTTATCAAGTCTCGCCTTAACAAAGTCAACTACGGCCTTTGCCAGATCCATTTCCTTATGTGCTTCCGCAGCACCCACTGTATACGTTAACATCCGACGAGCCTGGTCCAGACATTCCACATCAAGCGCGGATTCATCAATTTCGATATCCTTTTCGTAATTCATCGAACTCTCCTGTTGCACTTATCAAAATGCCATTGCCGTAAATTTCCTATATTACTTTCCAATCCACAATGTGGACAACGCCCGCGAATATTACCAGTAACAAATCCACCCATACGTGCAATCTCTGATCTTTGTTCAGTGGTTTGATTACCCACCCTAATCTTACCACCTTTACTTCCATTTTTAATACGTTGCTCTAAAGTTAATCCACAAACACCAATACCTAATTCAACTATCCTTTGACCCGCCTTTCGGCCAATCTCCGACATCTCTTCATGTGTAAGAATCTCAGCACGTCTTCTCCCACCTATCTTTCCACCTGCTCGACGAGCATTCATAGCAATAACATAGTGTTGCCCTGGATTATACCCGAACTGAATGTTTAACTCCTTCTCCCGATCCCCAGCCTTTTGTTCTGAACTATTAGATAATATTTCAAAAACCTCTATCTCTTCACGTAAATATCCTAATATCAAATAATCTTGAATCCTACTTTCCAGATTCTTCGTGCAGCCAAACTTATAACCGTAGATATGATAAATATAATATGTCGATCCCATACCATATTATACGATTACGTCACCCACTTTTGAGTACCATATAACATGCCATCGCCAAACCAGCAGACCCACTATCAAAAAACGGTGCTGCAAACTGAGAAATAATCTCACCAGCAATATCATTACCCTCACTATTCAATAAAGCCTTACGGGCATATCCCAATACCCCTCGCCGGGTCGCTTCAATATCATCTTCAGGAATTTCAAACAAAATACTAGCAATTTGACGCCAACGCTGTTTTTGCAACAACGCAATCACCAACGAGTCTGCATTCTTTGCAATGTTATCAGCCTCTTCAATAACCTTATTAAACTCGCCTGGGCCTGCTGCGGCAACCTTTTCCAGAAGCTGAAGGGCGTGCCTGGGATAACATATCTCAGCTATATCAATATCATCTTTTTCAGGGTTAAAACCAAGTGATGCCTTATGAGCCACGGCATTGAGTACACTCTTTGGTAATGATATATGCTCCCGCGCGCATACCTTAACCATCAACCTAACCATATTAGGCACAGTCAGAGGCTTAACATTATGTGTAGAACACCTGCCCTTTATTGTGTCCAGAAGCTTTGTCGGATCAGTGGTTGCGAGAACGTAATAACAATGATCTGGTGGATCTTCCAGACCCTTTAACAAAGCATTTTGCGCATCGTTTGTCAGCTTATGTGCCTCATCAATAAGCCAGGCACGTCTGGTACCACCCAACGCCTTATAGTGTGCGTTATGCCTAATAGTACGAGCAGTATCAATACCACGAAAGTCAGCAGTGTCTATTTCCTTAAAGTCTTGTTCATGACAACCTAACTCGGTTGCGACTATCCTTCCCAGTGTCGTTTTTCCACACCCAGTGGGTCCGTGAAATAGAAAAGCATGTGGAGGATCATCAAGAGCCAACAACCCTTTAAGATTAGATACAAGCGTTTCATTACCGACCATCTCAGCAAAAGAATGGGGACGATATTTTTGATATAAACTCATGCTGCACCTTTCATTTCAGCCCAGTTACCATCTATTTCTGAGGCAGCAACTTCGATACGCATAGGTATATCTATCCAAGACCAGTGGTTTGGTAGATCGACCGTGCAGATCTGCTGCGCCATTAGAATAATATCAGAGATCTCGTCTGGATGTGCATCTATCAGCATACTGTCGTGTATCTCACCAACCACCTTACTCTGCCAACCCTTTAACTGCTTTACCATTTCAATCAAAGACCATAACAAACAATGGAATGCGGCCCCTTGTACAGGGAAGTTGATTACTTGATTCTTTTCCATAACACCGGAGACCCTAAAACCGGTCTTCATTTCAAATTCACCGGTCTTTTGGTACTTAGAATGCCAAGTCTTTCTCCAAGCATTATATACTTTGAAACGCTTGCCCCAAAAGTTGTTTTGTACCCGTTCCATGTGATCAACAAATACACTAAACGAATCAATGTCTTTAGATATCAAATGTTCCCCTATGGGTTTACCATTAAATACAACACCGTGATTAGGCTTCCACATTCCATCCTTTGGTAGCTTGCACCAGGAACAAGCGACATTAAGCGCGCAGGGCTCGTAATAGTCACCGTAGAATTGCGGGAAGACAAACCCGTTCTTTGCTGACTGCCTTAATGTATACCCACCTTCCATCTCTTTGAGAGGGGTATTCAATTTGGGCAGCAAGAAAATCTCACCTGCCATGTCCCCGTGCATATCACTTGTCTCATCCTGTAAGTACTTAATCATTACAGGATCTTTGTGATAAGTTGCTGCAATACCGACTTCAATACCGGAAAAGTCAATCTCCATCAAAATATGACCAGGGCTGGGAAGAAACGCCCTTCTACAGATGTCCATAATTTCTTTATCTCGGGCTGGTATATTCTGCAGGTTGGGATCAGCACTAGACGATCTATACGTTGATACTGTATGCAACAGAAAAGATGGGTGGATCTTGCCATTGACTGTAGATCTAATCAACACTTTCAAAACATCTTTAGCCTTTTTCAGCCTCCGCATCCGCAACAAATGGACAACACCATCAACATTAGTCTGTCGAAGGGATTCCTCGTTTGTACTCTCTTCACCACCCTCAGACATCTTGAATGGTTTAGCTCGCATATCCTGATAAAGGATGTGTCTCAATTGAGGGACACTTTGAATCTTCATTGCATCACCATAGCGACCAAGCCAAGCAATGCCTAACTCACTGCTCTTTAGTCGTAATTCTGACTGCTTTAACTTTTGCTCAACCCAAGCCAGTTTCTCCCTAACATAAACAAGATCAATACAAATCCCCGCTTCCTCTACAAGGGTAAGAGCTTCAGCCCCTCGTTGGAGCAGCTTATAGGCTTCCATCATTTTCATTGACGTACTCCAGAGGCAAAATCAAAGTGAACATCAGCCATCTTCAATCTCTTTCATTTGCTTCATGGTTAACCTATAGGCGAGAAGGGAGTCAATCCCGCAATAGATTAGGCATTCATCTTCACCATGCCTCT